ATCGGCATCGTGCACGCGGGCGTCCTCGGCCACGGCGGTGATCTCGACCTGTTCCCCGCGCGGGCGGATCGATATGACCCGCGCGCGCAGGCTCCAGGCTTCGCCGACACCGAAGGCAAAATGCGTCCGCTCTTCCGAAGCGCCGGTGTAGGGCGTGAATTCGAGATCGTCGTCGAGGACGACGTGTCGATCATCGATGCCCGGGCTGACCGGCCAGGGCCCGCTCACCGTCCCGTCGCGCCGGCGCAGCGCGATGTAGTGCGTCTCGCCGTCGGTCCATTCCAGCGGCTCAGATAGCGTTAGCGTGCGCGTCTCGGGATCCCAGGCGACCACCTCGCCGCCCTGTCCCCAGCGCGGCATGTCGTGGGCGATGGCGATCAGGTCGCCATAGGTCGGAATCAGTCCTTCCAGCTCGGTTCGAAAGCTCACCATGCGGCGGCGATAGCGGTTGGCTGCCGCCATGTAGAGGCCCTCACGAAGCGCCTGCGCCTCGTCGGTGCAGCCGAAGAGCTCGACCTTGGCCGGCTGGTCGGCGGCGCTATCGGCCAGGCTCGCGGTGATCTCGTCCGGCGCCCAGATGCGCGAAGAGAAATACTCGACCGTCACGGCGTCCGCCGTATCCTCGCCCGGCATCAGGTACTGGATCTTGAGGCTCCCCTTGACGATGTTGCGAGGGCCGAAGAGCGCGACGGGTAAGGTCCGCGCTTCGTCCCGCACCAGCCGCAGGATGCCGCCCTGCAGGAACGGCACGGCCCGGCCGACGCGGGCGATCCGGGTAAGCGCCTCCCACACCGTGACACCCTGATCGAACACGGCATTGAAATTATCGTCGCGCGCCTGCCAAAGCCCATCCAGCTCGTGAAGTGCAGCAAGATCGATCCGGGTGTCGGCCAGATCGGCGCCATAATCGGCGCGCGCGGCATCGGCGAACGCCCAGGCGATGGACCGGGTCGGCTGAGGCGAGGACCATCCCGTGACGGGATCCCATATAGGGAGCCGGCGGGTCAGGATGCAGTTCACCAGCCGCGAGGAACGCTGCGACAGGTTGTCGGTCGCGCGCATGCGCACGGCGAGCAAGGTCAGGTCGCCGAAGACTGGATCCCCGGCCAGGAACGCCTTCAGCGCCTGCCAGCGGATCTCGTGGCCGGCACGGGCGTCGGTGTCCTTGGCATCGGTACGGCGCAAGCGGATCTCATATCGGCCGGTCGCAACCGGGTAGCGGTCGCTGCGCCGTTGCGCCGTGTTCGTCGCGGCGGTGACGCTTTCGGCGGCCAGCTGAGCCCAGGACCCGACCGGCAAGCCGTCGTCATCGATCAACCGTGCCTCGACCGTCCAAGCGATCGTGCGCGTGTCGAGACCGCCCGAGGTGTTGGCGTAGTAAAGGCCACGCGGCATGACGAGGTCGATGCTGATCTCCTCAGCGGCGGTTCCAGCAGGATTGGCGGCGAAGGGACCGATCCAGCCGTCATCGCCGGCATCCAGCTCGTTGGTGCCCTTGAGCTCCTGTCCCGCGACTTCGGCCGCGGTGGTCACATCGGCTTCGAAGAGCGTGACCGGATCGCCGGGAGAGACGATCTCGTAGGTCACCTCCTCGAAGGAGCTGATCGGCGTGTCCTCGATGCGAACCTGCTCGAGGTCGTATTCGCCCTGCCCGATGCAGTGCAGTTGATGGAGGTATTGCTCGTTCCCGACATACTCGGTCCAGGGCGTTGCCGCGAGGTCGGGATAGACCAGGTGACGCCCGTAGATCACGGGGATTGGCTGGCCGAGGCGCCCCTGATTGCCCTGGGACTGCAGGGCATAGGTCGGACTCGGCGCCGGCGTGCTGCCGAAGGAGCCGCCGAAGTTCGGCGCGGCGGGTTTGGGCGGCGGGACCAGCACATTCACCAGCGTGGCGCCTGCAAGCCCGACAGCCGCCGTGATCAGGGAGGTGCCGATGGTCGAGGTGATGCCGATCGCACCGGCGATGGCGCCGCCGATCGCGGGGGCGGCCACCATGACGGCGATCATGAGGACCGTGCGCAGGGGATTCTTGCCGCCGCCCCCACCGCCGCCGCCTTGAGGCAAGGAGACAAAGATCACGACGTCGGACGCACCGATCACCGCAACCGGCCATTCCGTGCGCAAGACGGGCTCGCCGTTGCGCAGACAGATCGTCGGTCGCTCGAACTCTGCGACCCCGTGGGCGTCGAGCCAGGCGCGAAGGGTAGTGCCGGCCGCGATGGGCAGCACGTCTCGGCCCCGCTCCGGGCAGAACGGGTTGCGCAGCATGACGACGACGGCGGTCATGGCCGGTCTCCGGTAAAGCGATAGAAGCCCTCGATCCGCCATCCCTGCAGATCGAGCTCACGGGGTTTCTGGAAGGCGACGCCGATCCCCCGCGCCGCGTGGAGGACGCCGCCGCCATCGACATCGAGCCAGAGGCCAACATGGATCGGGTGCCGGGACTGGCGCATCAGAGCCGCGTCGCCCTCGCGAGGGTCGGCTACCAGGCTCCAGCGCCGCCGCTCCGGATGGTCACGAAAGCCGGTGAGGACGGCGCGCAGATCCTCGGCATCGACGGGGATCTCGGGCACATCGATGCCGAAGCGCTCCCGCCAGCAGAAACGGGCCAACCCCCAGCAGTCGAAGGCACCCGGGCCGCGCCCGCCCGCATGCCACGGCCGGCCAATCAGATCTTCCGCCCAGTGCATGGGGCTAGCGAGTCAGCCCGGGGAACCGCCTGGCGGTATAGGTCTCGGCCGGGAAGGCCTTGTTGCCGATATCGAGCATGCGGGCGCGCCCGGTGATGCGGAACACGTCCGCCTCGACCTCGGTCAGGATGAGCGTGATCGGCGGGTCCATCTGCGGCCCTTCGAGGTCGGTCGATAGGTAGGGCCTGTAGGTGACCTCGATCTTGTCCTGGCTGGTCGAGGCGGCGTCGAGGTGGCGGACGATCTCCCGGCTGACATTGTCGAGGGTAACGGCGATCTCGGGCACGGGTGCGGTGTCGACCGGCGGCAGTTCGAGCTCGAAGCCCATGGCGACGAAGCGCACGGTCAGCCCGCCGTCGACCGGCGCGTCCGCTTCGAGGCGCACCCAGAGATCGACATGGTCGCGCACGACGCGGATCGCGGTCGGCTGGCCATCGTTGTCCAGAAAGGACGGATGGCGCAGTTCGAGCGTGTGCAGGATGACGGTGTCGGAGGGTGCGGAGGCATAGGCCTCGCGGATCGCCTGTTCAAGCGCCGGATCCGGCATCCTCTTCCTCCAGCAGGTTGGGCTTGGGATGTGCGCGTTTGACGGCGAGCCACTTGCCCAGAAGCTCGTCCATCTCTTTCGGCAGACCGGTGCCACTCAGGCGCAGCTGATTGAAGGCCTTCAGGATCGTATCGAGCTGCTCACCGATCGGCGGATAGTCGCGCTCCCGGTCTTCGCGGTAGCGGCGGTAGGGATTGCCGAAGGTCCGGATAAGCTGTGCCACCTCGGGCTCCGCCTTCGGATCGTGGACCTTCAGGTCGATGCGCGCGTCCTGGCCGTCGGGGGTCGGGTGATACAGGACCGCGTAGTGGCGCCCGGTCACCAGACAAAGGTGTTCCCAGGTATTGGGCTCCTCGGGCACGTCCGGCGGTTGGAAGAAGCCGCCGGCCTCTTCCGTGTAGGAGATGAACAGTCGCATGGATCAGGTCCCGAGCTTGGCGTTGAGTTCGATCGGCCAGTACGGGTTCCGCTGCGAGTAGCCGGCGTTGTAGTAGACGTTGTAGGTCACGTACCAGGTGCCCGCGCCCCAGCAGGTGCCGTCTTCGCCGAGCCAGAGATTGGCTCCGTTGTCCGAACCGATGGATTGCGCATCCACGTCGATCACCTTCGCGGCCAGGCCCGGTGCGTTCCACCAGTAGGAATTCGCTGCGAACAGGGCGCCGCCGCGCTGGCCGTTGTTGTTGCGCCCGCCGCAGAGCGTGGTGCCGTCGTCGAACAGCGCGATCAGATGCGTGGTCGAGCCGCGGCCCGCCAGATCGATCTTGATCAGATCCCCTGGCGCGACCCCGGTGCCGAGGGTGAGGTCGAGCTCGTAGACGCCGGCATACGTGCCGCTCGAACGGTTGTCTGAGAGCTGGCCATAGCCCGAGTAACCCCCGCCGAATAGTCGGTTGTGCTCAGTCTTCACATAGCTCGTACCGTAAGAGTTGCCGCCGCCCCAGACATCCACCGCCTTGCCGTAGGCCTCGCCCGCACCGAAGCCCGCAATGAACTGGGCCGCATTCGTGCCCGCTGTCGATCCCGTCATCGCCTGGCCGTAGCCGGAATAGCCGGCGAAGGCGACGGTGCCGTCAGCGAACAGGAACAGCACCTGACCGTTGTCGCCGCCGCCCCAGGCTGCAATCTTGACGCAGACCTTGTCGGCGAAAAGCTGGTTGCCGCTGGTCCCAAACTGGACGGGCCGGAAGTAGGTCTGGTTGTTCCCGTAGGTATCGCCCATGGGATAGTTGTTGTTGCGCCCGGCGGCCCAGACCTTGCCCGCGGTGTCGACATACCAGACCGTGCCGTACTGATCGCAGGCGGCAGTCACGTAGACCGCGTCGGTGATCGGGACCAGGCCGCTCTCGCCGCGCGACGGCAGGCCCTCCCGGTAGCACTGGTGCGGCGAATAGGTCTCCGCCGAGTTGGTGGTGGCGTTGTTCGTCGCGGTCTGGCCGTAGCCATTGTAGCCCCAGCCCCAGAGGCGGCCGTCGTCGGTCAGCGCGTAATAGGTGATGGCAGTGTTGTCCTGACCGTTCACCGTGCCGGCGATCTGCACGATCTTGCGGCCGTCCTTGTAGATGCGCTGGTCTTCCTGGATTCCGTCGTAGGACTGCCAGCCGACCATGCGCCAGCCCGAGCGGTTCGACGCGCCGCCGTCGCCGCACTGGCCATGGCCGCTGTAGCCGCAGGCAAAGGCCACGCCGCAATTGAGCAGGACCACCTTGGTGTAGCCAGGAATGGCCCCGACGATGTGGAAGGCGTCGCGCTCCTTCCAGTGATGGCGCGTGTCGTAGCCGCCGTAGTTGGCAGGCCAGGCGTCGGGATCCATGCGCCCCTCGGCGATCGCACGGATCCAGTTCGACTGCAGCCCGAGCCACTGAATCGGGTCGGACAGGATATAGCCGTGCTGGACGTAGCCGCCACCATTGCCGTCACCGAGGTCGGAGTACTGGTTTGATCCCGACATCGCGACCTTGGTGTGATCGACGATCAGGAGACCCTGGCTGTTCTCCTGCGTGATCGACGGGCCCGTCACGACCTCATGGCTGAACGGCTTGGGCGTGCGGGTGTTGTGGCGGAATACATGCGGGTTCAGCGCCCGTTGGCCCTTGCTGTTGGCGATCGGACCGGGGAAGAGCGTCACGCGATGATAACCGCCGCCGCGACGCCCGATGGTGATCTGGGCGTCACCGCCTGCCTTGCGCTCCGCCCGCGGCAGATCGGCCGTGATGGTGGAGTTGCTCATCAGTAGTCGCCGCCGAAGAAGCCGATATGGACGTTGCCGGTCGTGACCGCATTGGCGTTGGCCGCGATCCGGGCCGAGAGCGGGGCTTTCAGGAGCAGCCAGCGATCGCCCGTGAGGTCGAGCCACGGCATCTGCTCGAGGTCGAGCCCGGCGACCGAGGGATTGCCGTCGAACCCGGCACGGGCCGGAACCTCCAGCGACCAGAGAGCACGCCAACGATAGGCGTCGATGGTGACGCCGAGCTGCTGGACGATCGCGTTGCCCGGCGTGTTTTCCAGATTGAGAACGTCGAAGATGCCGGATCCGGGCGTCTGCTCCCCGGTCCCGGTCATGCGGTAATCGCCGCGATTGACCGCGGCGGCATTCCAGAGCGTCAGCACTTGCAGGTTCTCAGGCATCGGCCAAGATTGATCGTCGGCCCGGGTCATGGTGAAAGGATCCGATGCCGGCGTGGCTCCGGGGACTATGTTCACCTCGACACCGGCGAACACGATGTCGAAAGTGCCGAACTCCACGAGGGCCGCGGCATCGCCGTCGTTGCCGAGCACGATCGCATGCAGGCGCGTGCCATTGGCGCCGGGTGTGAAGATGCTCTGCGCCGCGTTGCCCATGTCGGCACGAAGAACAGCGTCATCCTGGCGGTAGGCCGCCACAAAGATCGGTTGATTGGCCATCTCGGTCCTCGTTCAGGTCAGATGAAGCTTCGAGCCAGCGCCACGAGGGCGCCGGCATGGATCTGCGGGGCCACGCCCAGCGACAACCGTTCGTCGCCGCCAGCGTTGATAATGTTGGCGCCCAGCCCGAGCCCCGCCTCGAGCTTCGCGTCCAGCCGACCCGGTGCGCTGTCAGTGGCGCTGACCCCGACGGTTCCGACGGCCCCGAGCGCGTCGTCGCGCGCATCCTGGGCTTCGTCGCGCGCAAGTTCGGCCCCCGCCCGCGCAGTGTTGGCCGCATCGACCGCCTGCGTGATATCGGTCATGTGGCCGTCGACGCTCGCCTCGACATCGACGATGACCTTGGCGACGCTCTTGACCGGACCGTTCTCGGTGGTGACCGTCGTCTGCGCATCGCCATGGACGATCTCGTGCAGCAACAGGCTGTCGGCATGCGCGCGGTCGGCCGCCGCGCGCAGATCGGCTTCGATGGTCATGGATGTCTCCGGTTACCAGGCGTGCGCGCCGGGCAGAGTCGTGTGGATCAGCGTGTGCAGGGCGTCGACGCCACCGAGCAGCCCCTGCATGTCCTCTTCCAGCAGGATCGCCATGGCGCCTTCGCTAAGGGTCGGTCGCTCGCGGATCTCCAGCTCGCTCCGGACCTCCCACAGGATTCCGGCGACGATCCGGGCATCGAACTGCCGGGTGAAGCGCGCATCCTGCGGCAACAGGCCGAGACCGCCGAGCAGGTCGATCTCGAACCATTCACCGCCTTCCTTGGCGGTCCAGCGATACCAGGCCTCGAACAGGGCGAACTGCTCGCGCCGCAGGACCCAGCGCACGGTGATGCGGCTCGGCACCTGCGTGTAGCGGCGGCGTTGCCGCGCGGGCCCCGCTTCCATCTCCGTGCGGAGGATGGCTTCGCCCGGCCGGATGCCATAGCCGTCGATGGTCGGCAGGGGCAGCGTGCTGGGCCAGGAGACGGTCATCGATAGGCCCCTGCCGCCGGATTGAGTCCGTACCGGCGCTCCAGCGTGGGCGCGATCCCTTCGCCGCGCCCGACATTCCGGGCGATGCGGCCTTCGACCTGCTCGATCATGATATCGAGGGTGAGATTGCCGTTGCCGTCCCGGCGCCAGTCGGCGGTGGCTTCCGTTCCCGGAGCCGTGTTACGGACGTTCACCGCCACATTGACCACCGGGCGCTCGCCGGTGGCCGGCGCCAGCGCCCGCATCTGTTCCGGCGTAAACACGCCTTCGCCACGGCGGGCGATGATAGGCACTTCACTGGCGACGATCCCGCCGCCATGGAACCGCGGCGCCCGGTCGAACGCCGCTGCCGGGACCATACGACGCGGCAGCGCATCGGCACCGATGATGCCGCCACCATGAGCGACCATCACCGGTCCCGGCGCCGGAAAGTCTCCGACCGGCCCCGTGGTCCCGCTTCCTCCGAACATGCCGCCGAATATGGAACCGCCGAGATCGGCGAAGATGCTCTCGAACAGCCCGCCGAGAGGCTTGATCACCGCCATACGCCAGGCGGCGCGCAGCGCCTCCTCGGCAATGCTGTTGAACAGATCGGCCGCCGAGAGCTTGCCCGTAGTGGCCCATTCGACGAAGGCATCCTCGCTCGCCTGCAGCGCCCTGGTCGTCGCCTGTTCGAACTGGCGGGCGGCATCGCCCGCCTGATCGAGATAGTCGCGGATCGCCCGCTGGACGCCGGCCGACCAGTCGCGGCTGGCGCGCAGCATGCGGTCGTAGGCTTCCTCGCTGGCGGCCGTGAACGTCTCCTGGCTGATGGCGCCCGCCTCGAGAAGCGCACCCAGCTCGCGGATTTCGTCGGCATAGGCCTGCTGGGCCGTCCGCAGGCTGTCGGTGAGGGCCTTTCCCTTTTCTTTGAGCTTGATTGTTTCCTGTTCGGCCTTGTTCCGGGCCTCGATCGCCTGGCGCTCGTCGAACAGCGCCGATGCCAGCTCGCGCACCCGCGCGCGCTCCGCGTCCGTCGCGTCCGCCGACAGACGCCGCAGCGCCTGGGAGACGAAGCGCTCCCGATCGGTCATGGCGAGTTCGTCGCGTTCCGCCCGCAGCCCTTCGATCACCCGCTGGCGTGCCTGAAGCTGGCGTGCCGCCGCTTCCTCTTCGCGACGGGCGAGCTCGGCGAGACGTGCGTCTCGCAGAGCGGCCGCATCCGTCATGATCTGCTCGATGCGGTCGAGGTTCGAGCCGTCCGGCGTGATCAGCCCCTGCATCTCAGCGACGAGCCGTTCGAACTCGGCGCGGATCCTCTCGGCCCCCTCGTGACGGGCTTCGAACAGCTGGCGCTGCAGATCCTGCTCGATCCGGGCGATGCGCCGGGCCCGTTCTTCGGCGGAGGCAATATCACCCTGGATCGCGTCCGGCGTCGTGCCGGCATCGGACGCCACCGCGGGCGGGGTGTTGCGTTCGGCCTCAGCCTGCATCCAGGCGAGCTTCGCCGCCCATTGGCGATATTGCTCGACCCGCTCCTGCAGGCGCCGTTCGAGAGCGACCTTGCGGCCCCAGGCGATCGGGTCGTCGAGAAACGAGACGTCGCCGATCACGTTGAGCTCGCGGGCGATCTCCTGCAGTTCCTGGCGCCGTTCCTCGACGATCCGCCGGGTCGAACGCAGGCTCAGCCCCTCGAAGTTGAAATCCCCCTGAAAAACCAGCTTTAGCTGCTCATAGGCAACGCCGGCATCGGCCGCGAGTTCGGCAAGGCCCGAGGACAGGTCGGCGATCAGCGGCGACAGGTCGAGGACCGCGCGCGTCAGATTGGCCGAGATCACCTTGCCCAGCGTGTCCAGCTCGTCCTTCGCCTTCTCGGCGTTACGGATCAGGTCCTCTTCGAGAACGATGCCGAGATCTCGGGCGCGCTGGCGCATGTCTGCAAGCCCGTCGGCGCCACGGTTCAGCATGTTCACCATCGCGACGCCCTCGCTGTCGAACAGCTTGAACGCAAGCCGCAACCGCTCGGCCGGATCCTCGACCGCGCGCAGGGCTTCGGCGACATCGTCGAGCAGGTCCTCCGAGCGCCGGATATGGCCGTCCTGGTCGCGAAGCGCGATGCCCATGCTGGCGAGCGCTTCCTTCGCTTCGCCGGTTCCACGCGCGGCTTCGCCGACCCGTCGTGTGAAGCGCTGCAGGGCCATGTCGAGGGTGTTCTGTTCGACCCCCGCCAGGCTCGCCGCATAGCGCAGCTCCTGAAGCGCCTCGACGCCGATGCCGAGCTTGTCGGCGGTCTTACCGATGGCGTCGGCCGCTTCCAGCGAGCGGTTGATCAGCGCCGACAGGCCGCCGACCGTGGCAATACCGGCGAGCGCGCCGCCCAGCAGCCGAACGCCGCTGCGCAAGGTGGAGGCGCGCTCGGCGAGCGATCCCAGGCCACGCGATGCGACGCCCGAG